TCGCTCGGCCTTCGTTTTCTTCTTCCAGTCTACCAACTACCCCATCAGCGTAAGCCAGGGCACGTTCAGCGGAACGCTTCGAACCGCCACCACCCCACAACGCCATCGCCACAGCACCAGGCCCAGGGTAACCATCCTCGCCGGGAGTATTCGCTGGCGCATCCATGTCCACAAGGTGCCGGGCAATCCACGCACGCAAACGAACCCACTTGTCAGCAGTCACATTCCCCTCAGCCATAGCGCGGGCCTCACGAATCGTACGATCCACCACACCATCCCCGCTAAGCCCCTCACGGTGCCACTCAAGACCCCTGCGGGCACTAGCCCTCATGTACGCGGGTGGGCTCAAATCAACCTGGCGGGTCTCCTCACGAGGCTCCCAAGCGTTGCAATAATTCCCACCCTCAACATATTCTTCCCACTTCTCACAAAAAGCGCGACCCTCATCATCGAGGTTGTCCTCGTTGAAGAAAATACAGTTACCGCAGGCACGGCCCTCGGGCACATCCTCCGAAGTCGCAGGCCGGTAATTATCTGGCAGGTCGCGCGTCGAACGCTCACCCTCGAACGTGGAATCCTCCGCCTGAGCAATAGCAAGCCCCTGGTCAATCGCATCCTGTTTCGTCGCGTGACAACCCATGACCTCACCGTCATCCTTCACGGTAGCCCAACCATCACACCCTTCAGCGGTGTCGCTAATGAAATACGGCATTAGTCATGTTTCCTAATATCCAAAACGCTCACCACGGTTGCAGTGTGATTCGATGTTGCGAAAAGCCGGTCATTAGGTCGAAGGTTCAAAGTCAAAGTTTCGTTAGAACCAATCCGCAAACCGTTCGTCGTGCTCACAGCGGAACCACCAACGAAAACAAGGTGCGCGTTATCAGTGTTGTTGTTGTGAACGTGAACCTCATGAGGCATGTTGTCAGCTCCGACAATCTCAGAGATAGCCGTTCCCAAAGTAACCTGCCTGTGAACCAACGGCATCATTGCACCTCGTAAACAGCACCAGGATTCTCGGGGTCAACCTGGGCCACCGGTTGCAGTTGCGTCGAAGCCAAACCAGTGTGAGCAATCGGGTCCAAACCGACAGCAATCAAAGCGTCAGCAGGATCGTAACCAGACAACACCAACACCTGCGCCATACGGACACGCTTCTCATCCGCAATCAAATCAGCTGCGTCAATGTTCATGTTCGCCAACGGCACCCGCACATTGTTTGCAGCCGGGTCGTCAATATCCGACATGTCCTCAAGGCGGCGCACATCATTGATTGACATGAACCCAGCCTGGATTCCAACACTGTAAGCGCTCATTCTCGAAGCAAGGTCAGCCCTGGCGAGCCCGTCAAGGTTCCACTTGATAAAGGCTGTCTGCCCACCTGGGTAACGGGTCATCAGCGGAGAGAAAGCATTCTCAAGCTTCTGCACAATCGGGCGAAGGGTGTGAGTGATGAACTGCAAGTTATTCTGCTCAACCGAAGCGTAGGTGGTTGTTCCAGGGATGTTCAGCATGTTCGCTGGAATGTTGAAAGCCCGCGCCACATCCTCAACAGCCAACCTGCGAGCCTCAATGCTCTGCGAGGACTCGGGGTCAACTTGGGTGGTTTTGAACGTAGCACCGCCGGAAAGAATGCCGGTCTTGTGACCACGCCTCCAACCCTTGTGCTTAGAATCGAAACCGTTACGCAGGTTCTCTGCCTGCTCAGCGGTCAGGTTGCCGGGGAACTCAATCACACCGTTCAGGTTCGTGCCCTGACCAAAGAAGGTGCTGGCAAACTTCTCCAGCGCCAAAGCCAAACCAAAGTTTTCTTTCAACGCCTCAACACGGGAAACCCCACGCATCTGACCAGGCCGCAACACGTCAGGGATAAAGATAATGTCCTCAGACGTGAGGGTCTTGGGTTCGTTCTCCACCGTGAACACAGCTTCCCCACGGGCGTTGCGTTTCACCTCAACCGTGAGCGGATTCAACACAACCAGGTTGACGATTTCGCCCCGCTGATTGCTAAAGACACGCACGAAAAGATTCCCATCCAGCAGGAGGCTTACGATTGCGGAGTTGTAGAACGCTGTCCGAGGCAACGCAATATCAGGTTTGTCAACCCATGCAGGCCTAGGTCGGAATGCACGCCGTTGCCCGTCAATGCGAATGTAAGCGTCAAGCGGGAGCGTGCTGATCGTGTCAGCAATCAAAGACACCGCACTGAACACAGCGTTGACCTGGAACACGGTCTTGCTGTCAATGAAAGTGTCCGACAAGTTACCGAACGCCAGGTCATCCCCAGCCTGGAAAATGGTTTGGAACGATGTTGCACGTTCCTCAAACAGCCTATTCAATACCACGGATTACTTCCCCAATGCGAAGCCGACAACCAACAAGAAAACCCCACCAACAATCAAACCGGCAGGGACAGCCAACAAGAAAGCGCCCACCGTAATCCCAGCCATACCCGCAACCTGCAAAACCGTAGACATCGAACCCCTAACCGAAAAACTCAGGAATGACCTGTTCTTCTATCTTACCGGAGGCGCGGTCATGAGCCAGAATCGCAGCAACAGCCGCGTCAATCTTCCGGGGACTGTTCGGGTTCTCTTTCTTGATATGCGGGCCAGCCGGAGTCAACTTGACCGCCGTGTTACCAATATGCCTTGCAAGCAACGGGTCACCGTCATGCACAATCTTCTTCTCCGCAACCGCATCATAGAAACGAGCGCAAGCCTTGATCATGCGCTGCGGGGACTGCGGGAAAGACACCACCGGGAGGCCCTTATTCTCCAACACCTCCATAGACCGTTGCCACCGGAACGGGTCACAAGCAATCTCACGGACAGTGTGCTTCTGACAGAAGTCCATCACAGTCTGCTCCACCTCACCAATATCAACCCGCCAATCATCCGGGTCATGCTCCAAATCCTTCTCCCACGCCTTCACCAGAAACACCTTCACCGGGTCACCCTCAACCTTCGGAACCACAGCACCAACAATGACCGAAGCGTCACCGTTATAAGAACCATCGAAGCCGAGCACAATCTCATCCTCCGGGGTTAGGGTTACCTCACCAGCGCACTCATCCCACGACCCAACCGGGAGCCACGTTTCGACACTCGACACCCATTGGTTGCAGCGCTTGATTCGGAACTCCGCTTCAGGTGTTCGGCGGATAGCAGACTCGAAATCCGATTCGGCGTTCAGGTCACCGAAGCCAGGGTTTGCTTCCAGCCAGGTTTCGCGCAACCGGTGGTCACCCTCGGACTCCCACCAAGCCATGAAAAAGGATTCGTCGGTTTCCTCACCACGGGCAACACGTTGACCGTACTGGTACAGCGAGAAGGCAATCGAATCCTTACCCGTACGATCTGACCGAACACCAGCCGTAGTGATTGCAATAAGAGTTGCAAGCTTCCCACGAGCACCCATAGCCAAAGAGAACACATCAAAGAGCTCCCTGTCGGGAAGCCCGTGGGCTTCATCCATGATGACCGCCGTTGGACTCAATCCCTCCTTGGAAACAGATTCAGCAGATAGCACTCGATAGACCGAGTTGAACTTTGGCAACTCAATCGCGTCACGATATAACTTTGTTATTGCACTCAACTCCGGTGAGGCCTCCACGGTACGCCGAGCATCAGCAAACACAATCCGCGCCTGCTCCTTCTCAGTAGCAACGCTATAAACCTCCGCACCCTTGGGGCCAAGAATCAAACTGTAAAGTCCAATAGCAGAACCGAGCGCAGACTTTCCGTTTTTCCTCGGCATCCCCACCAGCGAGATACGGTTACGCAAACCCTCCTCATCCCATGCGAACAAATGTTCGAGGAGAAGCTTCTGCCAGGGTCGCAACACCAACGGTGAACCCGCACGACCCGCAACACTATCTTTCGTGATACGCCCAAACGCCTCAACAAAATCCACCACAGGTTCCTCAACCCTGCCACGCGCCAACTGTGTTTCAGGGATAGGTGTCAGCCACTTCGGAGGCCAACTATCCACGAGCATCCTCACGATTAGCGCGGCGCTCCATAAGCTCCTCGAGCTTCGACTTTGCCTTCACCTCGGCAACACCAAGACGACTGCGATCCGTAGGCGTGAACCCCAGAAGCCCCAAACCAGACTGCAACAACTTCTCCGTCTCGAGCAAAGACATATTCAGTTTGCGGTCAGCGGGGTCAGCCATCCACTCCTGCTTCAACACCTCACGCCGATCCAACAACTCGCACACAACCTGCAACCACGCAACATCAGTGCGCGGCGAAATCCACAACTCACCCTCACCAAACACAGAATCCCAAAGCTTCTGCCCCGCCTCACCCAACGGAAACAACGGTTCAACCCGCCCAGAAAACAACGTGATCGTGCTGTCATCACCAGGCATCGCACGCTTGCCAGGATTCCCCAACAGGCGCTTCTGTTCAATAGGTTTTGGTGGGTTTGGCATTCTTCAATCCTACCAACCTAAACCCTCTGAAATGCGGGTGTAGAAAAAGGGC